GCATCTTGCCGCACCACCAGACGGGCGTTACCCCGCCAACAAGATGGACCTACGATTTAGTAATGCAAATCGTGGAATCCCATCCACTGCGTTGCCTCTGTGACAGGACTATTTACAGCCTTTTGAGCTAATGTCCTCCGCAACATTGACAACTGCCCTACTCCCCTCTCAGTAACTTCGTCCCATTTGTTCGCTATCTCCCTTATGGGGAGTTCGGCGTTACGCAAACGGGCCGCTAAGAGGTTCCCACCACTCAACCGGAAAGGCCAAACATAGCGATTATCTGACCAGATTGATTCACGATCAAGGGACAACCCAACAGAGACCTGACCCAGCACCCGATAAACGGGGGGCTGGCCCAGATCCGATTCCCATGTCGCTTCAGAACCCACACTCCAAAGACCCCAAGGGACCCCTGGAGGAGTGGAAATCAGCGAGCGCAACTTACTATCAAGGAGTGAACGAACTCTCGTCCAAGCCCCGGCCCACCGAACATCTCCAAAGCCATGTATACAACCACGACTCTGAGGACGACGAAAAGCCATTGAAAGAATAGCATTTGCAGTGTTGATGATTTGGAAACCATTGTCGAGTCTCTTGGTGATATAAAGAGGGCGTACCTCTGCTCCTTTGAACCAGTCAGTCCCGCAAGATTCACGGAAATAACCGGACGCGTAGCTCTTCGAGAGGTTAGGAATAAAACCCATCTCTTGGAGCGCGGCGACAACTCGGTCGTGATAAGCCGTTGGGTAGACTAGGTCATCCCCAAAGACAGACACGTGAGGCCACCTTTTCACAACTCGGCCGTTAATACGCTCATAGACCGCCGGAACAACGGATGTCACGATCGCGTGGAACAGGATTGACTCCAGTTCGAACGTGAACGCGTTACCCATGCTCGAGATCATCTGAAACACGTGACGAGATGGAACATTCTTCGCGCTACAATAGGACGCAGGAAGAGTGCACGATGAGCTAGCGAACGACTCTAGCAACCCGTACCAACCAGGGGGTAAAACAGACGCGAGAGGACCCCGGCAGTTTGTGTCAGAAGCAGAGGTTAAATCACTCGTGGCATACAGCCCAGTAAGTGATCCAATCCTTGCTAACTCCTGATTTCGACGCCAGGCCAACCTTAAGTCAACCCCGGTTGCCTTTTGAAAAAGGTCACGCAGACACGAGGCAATACCAGCCTGCATCCACGATTCCATCATGGGTTCAGCCAAACAAACCCTATTCATAAGGAACTTCTTCGGAACAGTGAATAAAACGCTTCCCTCGACTACTTCGAACCGTTCGTGACGGCCGTAGGACGAGCGAGTAGCTCTATCCCATTGCGGAACATGTGACAGTATCCGCGAAGCGATCGGGATCAATGATGGAGAAAGGGTTGGCTTCACAGCAAACTTTATCTCCGGCCCAGTTTCAGTACTCTCCAGCGGGTAACCACTGTGAGTCCCGGGCCCCCATGCACCATTAACAGCTATCTCTTGGAGAGTCGGGATTTTGGTCCCGAGGATCTCTTCTAGACGCTCGGCGATCCTTTGGCTGAGGTCATCCTCAGACCGGTCTCGCCACCGGGCGTTGGTAAGCGCGTTTTTAGCTTCGCACTCAAGAAACAGACTGATCGCATTTTCACCACTCTCATCTTCGAACCCTTTGAAAGGATACTTGGACAAAAGTTTCACCAGTTGGCAATCCCACCCAAATCTATACGTATAGACCAAACTTTCTGTGGAGCGATCCACATAATCACTTGGGTTAACGGAAATGGAAAGGAGCTCAGATAAAACTGAGCGGTCCAATGGACCTGAGCCTTCTTTTAGAATTGCGCACAACTGTCTCACCCGTGGGGCAATAACAGAAGAGCGTGGCGCGCGTGATGCAAGCGAGTCGAGGATGCCGATGACGAAACGATCATCAGCACGTGTGCGATTTAGGCTTTCACACAAAGCATAGTCTAGGCGCCTCCGATCTCTCGGAGACTTCGCACCTCGCTCTTGATAGAGCTTCTCCCACACGTCGCTATTACTAACGGGAGGGATTTCAACCAGCGGCGTTCTCACGACCGCGGGATGGAGTTCGTTCTGTGCTAACCCAGGAACTGGTCCGACAAGAGACTCATCAAACATGACCATGACCACCTTTTAAAATGAAAGGATTTAGAACGGAATAACGCCAGAGATGAGGGGATCGTATACGAGCGCAAGCCCGACAGTCCCAGCAACACCTGACGCCATAACACTTAACTGAGTTCGGATATCAGCGCGGACGTTCGCTGGGCAATTGGACGGGACGTGAAGCCCCGTTCTGCTCAACGAAACAGTACCCGCGACGACACCCGGGTTCGTAGTGAGTTCGTACGGCCACTGCCACAACGTTTGCGAGTGCCGCAGAATAGACCCATCTTTCGACTTGGTTTCCGTCGTACGGTGGGTAAGAGTCTGCGCAAGAGCGATGTTGGCAACCCCAGTCTCACGAAGAACAAATCCATCAGCCACGTTTGATACGCGGTTCATGGTAATCGTGCGAGCGGTGGTTCCATCGGCGCGGCTCACGCCGGCGATGGTTGCCGATGAAATGTAACCCATTTGTTACCTCCGAAGGAGTAAAGTATGTCAAATCCTGAAACGGCCTAAGGGTATGTTTCTAAATAAAGCAGCTGCATCGAGCAATCGCTTGCCTGTCAGCAGAACCTTAGGTGTCCAGATCGGGGCCGGGTTAGGCCACGCATGACGTGAGTAGTGAGAAGCCTCGACTGATACCTTTTCGCCCGTAAGAGTGCGATTGGTCCAGTAGTCACTGGATATGTGACTAGAGATCTCGCCCGATGCGTATCTGTATACGCTGTAGCCGCTGTCAACAACTTGGTACCCCGCGAGAGCGGAACAACGGTCCAAGTAGTTCCCAATATCAAGGGACCAATCAGCGATGAACGATCCAGGGATAAGCTCCCAGATGCTAGAAGGCCAGTTTAAAAGGCCCCATTGGTTCATCTCATGAACTGATTGATTTTGCACGGTAAGTTTCAACCACGCCGACACCTTTGCGTAATGAGTAGTTTCAGCCTTCCAGCTAAGACCACCACCAGCGCTTTGGTGAAGAAGGAATGGAGGATCCCAATACCCGTACGAGTATGATTCTACCCGCTCACCTTGAACGACAGTCCGGTTCGCCCGGATAGGTATTTCTTGTGGTTTGTTGGAGAGTAGCATACTGGCCGCTGTTTTAGCCAGATCTTCAACATCCATGACCCCAGTCATGATACCATAACGGTATATTAACCATGCTGAGGCTAACTCACCGCTGTGGTGCTTAGGCAATCTCTTCCCAGAGAGTGTCTCGCCAAAAATCCGGCGCATCTTACGAACCGCCCCCGAAGGGTCGCGTCTCGCTTGACGAAGCAGTTTCCAACCCTGATCTGCCTTTTGGGCCAGGGCCGCGATAAGTTCTACAGTCTTCCCCATTTCAGCCACAAACACAGGTGTTGCAAACTGTTGACCAGCAGCAAGGTCAAAGCATGCGTTTTGTGCTTGAGTTAAAGCATCGCCGATGTCAAAGGCGAAGGGAAGATTCTGTACCCATGAGATCTTAGGGTAACACGTCCCCGACCGCTCCGAATAGGTGCCGTAGGAAGGTGTATCCTCTGTGATCAGGAAGGCCTGAGGCCACGATTGCGCTCGCGCGCACACGTAATCTCTGGTACTCTTCCATGGTTTGGGTCCCACGTACCAACTCCGATACTTAGTGAATGAATCAACCCAAGTATCTGTGGTGGAGCCGGATTCGTAGTTGCCATTCCGGTAGTTTCTTGATGTCACACTGAGGGTTGACCCCTGAGTAACATTTTCTACCTTATTTGTCATGATTTTCTCGACATCCTATGGTTAACAGACCCATAGCCCTCACAAGGGTGTTTTGGGTTACGATTGTGAAGGTTCGCCGGATGCTAACCCGACTGTTATCGTTCCTAACGGTCCCGCGTGTCACCTTGTACCTCACGGTTGACGCTAAGATTGATAAACTGGCATAGCTCTCTTACGAGCTAGGTAGTTTCCACTCTGCCTTCTTAGGTTTCCCTAGGCAGTGAGTACACAATTGCGCTAGCGCGCTTAAGGAGCCCTCTCGGGC